TTAACCCGTTTTCGTACTGACAATTGTCCAGTCTTTACCGCGATCGTCATTATATTTATCGGTCATTTTTCTTGATTTATGCCCCAGTAATTTCTGCGTATCGAGACCTTGCTCTCTATATAACCTTTCTGAAAGAGAACGCTGTTCATGAAATGTTGGTGCTTCTCCTTTATTCCATTCCAGTCCGCATTTATCTCGCGCTTTTTTAAACGTGGTTGTTAAGGCATTCCCTGAAACCCGATCCCCTCTTTTTGCCTGTGAGGTGGTATGTCTGAAATGCACCAGATATTTACTGACAACTGCATCGCGGCATTTAGATATTACTTCCCGAAGAGAAAGCCCAATAGCTTCACATTTTAAATCCAGTGGGATAGCCAGCCGTGAACCTGTTTTTTCCTGCTCCACATGTAACATATCGTCCCAAATATCAGTGAATTTCATATTGCTGATATCGCCAAGCCGTTGTCCAGTGACAATAGCAAGTAACATCCCGCACTGGAGATATGGCTCCTGCCTTTCCGCTGCCAGAAATATGGTGTTCCACTCTTCAAGAGATAAGCGTTGTCGCTGAATTCTGTTTCTCGGCTGTTTAGTGGCAAGAGCCGGGTTAAATCCCGGCGGCACGTGACCGCTGTGCTGTGCTTCCTTGAACACGTCGATAAGTACCATGCGAACCACTTGAGCCATGCGGTTATGGCCTTCAGCTTTTACGGCATCGATAATCTCTGCAATATCCAGTGCTGAGATATCTTTTAAATGCTGCATCCCGCAATGCTCGCGAAATAAACGAACAGGTTTATTTTTTTGTTTTAACGAATTGAGCCTTAACTCTTTATGCTGGAACCGATCCTCCTGGACAGCGATATATTTATCGAGCCATTCAGTTACAGTAATGTCAGTCCTCTTGCCCTTCATCCGTGCCAGACGGTCGTTAACGCTGAGTATCTGCCTGGTGCGCTGCTCGGCAATGATAGTGTTGGCCTCTGTTGCGACTTGTTTCGCTTCTGCTTCATCAGTTCCGAGGCTGTGGAACCGGCCAGATATGGGGTGCTTATATTGCCAGTAAACCTTCCCGGTACGCTTATCCAATTTGCAATACAGGTTTGGAATAGAGATTTTATGAGAACGCGGTCTAGCAGCCATCTGCAATAATCCGTTTTAGTTTTGGACTGGCGGTAACAGGAAGTTTTGGTTCAGCAAGAACACCCACAAAGCGCGCGCTGCGGTCAACCATCCAGCACCGGCCTACCTTTATTGCTGGAGGAACCATCATTTTGCCTTTCGCATATTTTTTCAACACACGTTCACTTGGAGCCAGATCTCCAAATTCTTCCTTCGCCCAGTCGAGTAGGGGGATCATTCGTGACATGAGTTTCTCCACACCGGCTGCAACCGGCTATTTCAATCGGTACGCACATGACGAGCAGCCAAGCCTGGCGCCGTCGTTACATTTCAAACAAATCTCGGGTTCGCTGGTGGCCTTAGCCACCAGTTTCATGATCGGGGCAGGGACGAGCACTGGCATCGGCACGCGAAATATCTGCCGGCGCAGCGCGGCTATCTCGTCGGCGTGCTCCAGCGCCATCTCTTTCCAGTCCCGTGCCTCAGCGCGCCACCAGTTCAGGTCTTCTCGCATACGCCGCTGGCGCCGGAGTTTCAGTTTGCTGGGCATTAGCGCTTCAACCCCTCGAATGAAACAGTGGCATTAAACATGTCACTCGGATCGCGGTAGAACTTAATAGAGTGAATGCGGAGAACGCCGATACGGTTGTTGGTAAATGAAATCGTGAAGGTGTCACCTTTCTTGGGCATCGGCTCGTAAATCAGACCCGCGCCAAAATAATGGCCAGTGATCTCCATCTTTCCCTTTTCCTTGAAGCCCTGAACGAAGTGCAGGGCGTGGCCCCATGTTTGCGTGGTGTAATCGAACTCTGTGCTTTTAGCCCTGTTACCTTTCAGCAGTGCGAGTAATTTAGCGAGCATGGGCACCCCCCAGTTCAATCAGTTGCTGGCAATCCACGCAGGTCTTGCAACCGGCGATAGCAGCGCGCCGCGCTTCCGGTATAGCCTCGCCGCACTCTTCGCAATGCTCGGCTGACGCCGTATTACGGTCGATGCGAATGCGTTGTAAGGCGTGCGCCATGTTGAGCTCTACCAGATCGTTGGCCTGGTCGATGAGTTCTGCTGTCATGCTACACGCTCCTGTTTCTGCTGGGCTGCCTGATTAATCCACAGGCATTCAGTGCGTTGCACTGAACCAGCCTGCCCATTAGCTGATGTTGTGCGGGTAACTCGCTTCCAGCTCGAGAGTGATTCGTTGTAAAGACCGCTGTCGTAGCCGCAAACAATTACCATCCCGCTTAATTCCTTCAGGCTGGTAAGCAGCGCTCTATGCTCGTCGTTTGTCATTTCGAAACGATAGGCGCTGTTTTTTTGCAACATTGACGCGGGTGTCATGCACGTAAGGTGGATCCACAAAATGTAATGTGCTGGTGGTGTCGTGATCCTGCATACACTGGATTGCATCGCGGTTTTCAACCAGTACGCCAGCGAACCGGCTGGCCACAGCAGCCAGATTATCCGGTTGCCTGGCAAAAATAGCCTGAGCGGTCGCGCTGTTCCGTTTGGTATCGAGCCGGAAACCTGTAGTGCCTTTGGTCGCACCGGCACTACCAAATCCCATGGCAGCGCGGACTACCGTTCGGCGGGCGCGCTCTATCTGATCTTCCGATGGCTGATAGGCGCAATAAAACTCTTCACGTGAGTAGGGGGTAAGGGCGCATGCCTCGATCAGTTTCCGGCTTTGTACTGCATCACGCAGCACGCGGAACAGATTCACAATCTCCCCATCCAGATCGTTGTAAACCTCAGCCTCACTCGGCGCTTTACGAAGAAGGACTGATGCGGCGCCGCCAAATGGTTCGACATAGCAACGGTGCGCCGGAAAATAGCTGGTGATCCACGAAGCCAGGCGGAATTTACCGCCGTGGTAACGTATGGCGGGATGTTTGATCACTTCTCCACCTCCTTCAGTTTTTCAAACTGGCGGGCGATAGCAGCGGTTTCTGGGGATGGTTCGGATTTATTGCGAAGCCAGATGCAAACTGCACCATCTTCCGTATCGTGAATGGAACCTACAAACCAACCTTCACCAGCGGGTGTTTCCGGCTGCCATTTTTAAATGTCGTAACCATCGACAGCCGGATCAATTTCTTCCTCATCGCGGTAATCCACTGTCCATTCCAGCCCGTTAGCTTTCATCCATGCGTTAAATTCATCGGTTGGGATATGCTCGCGACCATCGCAGAAATCGTTGTACACCGGGTGAGTCCAGTAGCCGTATTGATCGCGTTCTACTGGAAGCGGTGCGATTGCCGGTGATGATTGCGTCTGCTCCGCTTCGGTAGATGTCGCTGACTGTGTGCGAACCTGGGCGATGTACGCGAGGTTCAACGCCTCAAGTCGAGAAGACAGCTCTTTAATCAGATCGGAATAAACACCGGCCTGCTTGATGCTGGTGGCGTAATTGTTGGCGGTCCTCACCAGCTCGATAATGGTCATTGATGCCAGTTGTTGTCTCATTGCGTTGTATCTCCTTTGCGCGCTGCAACGCGCGATTTTTAGATGCACGAATCCCTCGCCGGGTGGCGATAATTAAATTGATTTCGCTTCCAGAAATGCCCCGCACCGGGGCATTTGCAGCAGAGAAATTAAGCGCTGAATGTCCCGATAAAGGTTTCCACGTTACTGTCTTTGAATTTTTCTACGAGCAGATCGCGGAATTCGGCGGCCATCTCTTCTTCGTAGCTTTCCAGTTGCGTGATACGCAGAACCAGCACCGGATTGTCGCTGGCGAGAATACTCATGCGAAGCTTGATGCGGTATTCACCAAGCCCTTCATAAGGGACACACTTAAATTCGAACGCCACCGGCATAATGTCTTTGCTCTTGGCTTCAACACTTTCCATTACAGAGCGCTTACCGCTGAAGTCCTGATCTTCAAATTCCGCGCTGCGAATCGCGTCGATTGTAATTTTGCGAACAGCCGCCGCCGCGCGCTTGGCTTCAATAACCTGTCCGTCGGCATCGAACCCGGTGATATATTCAGACCAGTCTTCCAGCCACTCAGCCAGTTGCTTCTGGTTGTTGCGATCGCCGTTAATATTCAGCAGCGCGGTATACGATGAGGTGCGTTTTAGTGCCAGAACAGCTTTGTTATCTGCATGACCGGGATTTTCCAGCGTGCCCAGGTTGAATACGGATACCGCTGCCATGCTGTCGGCATTGATAAAACAGCGGGTGCCGTCAGCAGCATAGTCGCTGGAGTAGCGGACGAAATCTTCGATACTCTGGGTTTCCATCTTTCCGCGGAACCGAAAACGGGTGGTATAAAGCTTTTCCAGACTTTCCACGCTTACATCTTTCGGCAGCGCGACAGCCGGGCAGTCAGCGCCAGCGAGCTTTTCTTCAACCAACTGACTGAAAACCAGATCGCGGATCTGACTGATGGCGGTTGAGTCGACTTGTTGAGACATGGTTTTTCCTTACTTGAATGATTAAGAAACCGGGCCGGTTAGCGCAGTGCCTGGTTCGGCTGGCCCTGAAGGGTGAACAGTTGCCCCTGATCTTCCTGCAACACGGTGAGCTTCCCGCCGCGGTTGACATACATCGGGGTTTCAGTAGTGTCTTCTTCTGACGACTTGCCGCGCGGTGTGGGCTTAACGAAAGCCAGCTTATGCACGATGCCCACGCGCTTTTCTTCCATCGAATTGCTAAGGCGGGAAATGTCGAAAGTGAGTGTCACCTTGCCTTTGTTGCCGTTGTTAAGCACGCCCAGGGCAACTTCATTCAGTGCTGCAGCCACTTTGGTTTCGAATACACCGCCGTCGAGTTCCCCGAAGAAGTCGGGGATATTGGTTAAACGTTCTTTGTCCATCGGTCTTACCCTCAGAATGGCGGCAGACACCGCCGGTTAGTATCTCCACACAACACAAAAGAGCATCTGCGACTGCAATCGCCCGGGTGGATTGGGTTATGAGCCCGTCGCCCGGTGATGCTCTTGTGTGTTGCGTAAAAAATTGCGGCGCCCTCACGGGAAAGATCAGACGCCGCCAAACGACTACCAGTTGGCATTATTGGTTTGCTGTGACACCGGGGCGCTGCATCGCGCTTACGAACATCACAACGGAACAAGTGTTACCACTGTTTGATATGAATGTACCTTTAGTTACCAATCAATGCAAATAAAAGGTACCTTTTTTAACGAAAGAAGTGGGAAGGTAGGGATGACTCGTAGATTAAACTGTCAAAAAATGGGGGGTGTTTTTCAGATTCCGCCTATATGTCTTAGAAGGTGTAGGGTTAACATCTGAAAAAATTTTCACCATAAGATCAGTCGCATATGTCGAAAATAATATTTAATGGTTCTACACACCAAATTACCTTAGTTGATGGCAATGGAAACAATATCGGTTCATGGGCTGCATACAACAATGTAGATAGCCATGCTACTTTAACGCATATCAAAAACGGGACGTACATATTCCAAGACAGAGTTCATCCACACCGTCATCATTCAGCAACTGCTGATACAACAGATGGCCCTTATGGAATGTATGGCATTTACCGTTTTTCAGTCCCTGGTCATCCAGGAATTGGCCTTCATTCTGGACGTGCGCATGCTCGCCATGCGCCAGGCCCTCAACATGCAACTATGGGATGCATAAGAACGTCAGATGAGGGAATAGCCGCAGTAATAAAAATGGCCAGTACTTCACCGCTTACAACAATCGAAGTGATTGGTAATACTGGTCGTGCGGCACATGCAGCTACAAAAAGAAATCATCATCAGTCGCTTCACAACCGACATTACGGGTAAATATTCGCAATGAAACAAATAATTTTTCTGATGCTTAGTGGACTGCTGGCAACAAATGTATCATGGGCCAAAACATGCTCCCCCGCGGATGCCGAAGCTGCTGATATGGCAGTAGATTCATTAAACTCATGGACTGCTGTTAACCAAAACCGGGTTAAGTTTGGTCATTGCGATGATGGTGATATTTCGGAAGGTATTTCAGAATCAGTTGCACGTCTCTTGGCAGATCACTGGGACACTTTACCCGAGTTAGGAAGCCAGATCCGTAAAGCTCCTGCTTTAAAGAAATATGTTCTTCGTCATATTGACTCGACGCTTGATACAAAGGATCTGGACAAAATCCAGAATCAGGCTGAGCGTTTTTGCCCTGCAAAACAGGAAGAGCTTTGTGGGGAGATCAAAGTAGCCGCCAAAAAAGCAGCGGAAGAATAAACTGCTGTAAGATAAATTGTGCGGTGCCATGGATTGGCACCGTTATAAATTCTGAGTAATTTGCACAACCCTTCCAACGATACGGCAATTGCCATCGATTGGAATTGGTTTGAAAGCTGGATTAAGAGGCATCAAATAAGAAAAAGGACTATCCCAAACAAGTTTCTTGACAGTTGCTTCCGATGTTCCGTCCAGAACTGCCACGACAATCTTTCCGAATAAATCGTCTAGCTGCCCAAAATGCGGCTCAACAATGACAATTGCCCCCTCAGGGATTGATGGCAGACCATTTGGATTTGTCATTGATTCCCCCCGTACAATCAGCGCAAAAGCCTCATCAGAAACCTCTGCGGTCGTTTGTGTCCAGGATATAACATCTGTCAGTTTGGAGCTCGCATAGGATTCGGTCCAGTGACCAGCTTGTACAGCAGAAATTATAGGGATAGCAATGGGTGGTTTGATAAACGGAATAACTTTCGTGTCGTCTTTCTGTTCTTCGCCCTTCCCATAGAGGATCCACTCAGGTGTTGTCGCCAGAGCATAAGCGAGTTGATGAAGATTCTCCCCATCCGGCTTGGTTGTACCGTTCTCCCATTTAGTAACTGACACACGGCTAACCCCAAGCTTTTTAGCTAGGGACTGCTGTGTGACGTCTAACTGTAAACGTCGGGCTCTGATTCTGTCTTTCATTTCCGTTTTCATGTAACTAATGTTACCTGCATTCGATGTACCTATTGTTTGCTAAATGATGTACCTTTTGTTACCTTTAGGTCGTTAATAAGAGGGACACATTATGCGTAAGAAAGACGTAATTAGTTTTTTTGGCGGTACTTCTAAGACAGCAACAGTCTTAGGTATTACCCACCCTGCGGTATGCCGATGGGGTGAAGTAATTCCACAAAAACAAGCATTTGTAATCGAGAGGATAACTAAAGGCAAATTAAAGTATGACCCGTCCTTGTATAAAAAAGGTAACTGACAAAGCGGTCAATATTAACCACAGAAAGAAGGGCATAACCGTGGGTAATCAACACTGGAAAGTAGAAAAGCAACCGACGTGGCTGGTGGCTGCAATACGCAAGACTATCGCGGCGCTGCCTGGCGGTTATGCGGAAGCGGCAGAAATTCTTGATGTAACAACTGACGCGTTGTTTAACCGTCTGCGTGACGGCGGCGATCAGGTGTTCCCGATGGGCTGGGCGATGGTGCTTCAGCAGGCAAGCGACACGAAGCATATCGCTGATGCCGTATCGCGCCAGTCAAACAGCGTGAACGTGCCGCTGGTGGCAGTGGATGACATCGACAATGCCGATATCAACCAGCGCCTGATGGAATCAATCGAGTGGATCGGCAAGCACTCAACCTATCTCAGAAAGGCAACTGCTGACGGGGTTATTGACCAGGCAGAACGCGAACAAATCGAAGAGAACAGTTATCAGGTAATGGCGAAGTGGCAGGAGCATTTAACGCTGCTGTTTCGTGTTTTCTGCGCGCCAGAAAAAGTTGACGCCGGCGAGTTGCAGCTCCCGGCGTCGCGGCGTGTCGATCAAAGTGGAGATACCAACGCATGAACAGTTTAACGGCTAAAAGCCGCTTACCGCAACTGAGGATGATCCCCGTTCCGGGCGCTCCTCTGTTTCGGTATGAGCGCAGATTATCAAACCGCTGGGTGTCATGTAACCACAGTCGGGCGGCGGCAATCGTGGGGGTGTATTACCGGAAGGCGAAGCAGCTATGCGCGAACTCAACCGCAGATTCAGAGACCAGTACGGCATCCCGGTGCGTGTCATCCGCTGGGAGCCCGAAACGCAGCGCGTTATCTACCTGCGGCAAGGTTACGAGCACGAGTGCTTCAGCCCGCTTGAGCAGTTCCAGCGTAAATTCAGAGAAATAAAGGACGACCATGAGCACTAAATTAACTGGTTACGTCTGGGACGCCTGTGCCGCTTCTGGCATGAAGTTGTCCAGCGTGGCGATCATGGCGCGCCTGGCTGACTTCAGCAACGACGAGGGTGTGTGCTGGCCGTCCATCGAGACGATTGCCCGCCAGCTTGGCGCGGGCGTTAGCACTGTACGCACCGCCATTGGCAAACTGGAGGATGAAGGCTGGTTGTCACGCAAACAGCGCCGCAACGGTAACCGTAACGCATCAAACGTCTACCAGCTTAACGTGGCAAAACTTCAGGCCGCTGCCTTTTCTCACCTGTCAGATTCTGACCAGTCAAAATCTGACGTATCAAATTCTGATGCATCAAAATCTGACCCGTCAAAATTCGACGCGTCGAAATCGAGCAAAACCGGCAGTTTTCACCCCCCAGAATCTGGCGGGGATCCGTCAGTAAATTCAAAACAAGATCCATCAGATAAAAAACCTTCTTGTCAGGTTGCTGCGCAACCCGCCCCCGAGGTGGTGATCACCGATTCTGCGATTGAAGTTCTTACCTACCTGAATCAGGTCAGTGGTTCCCGCCGACAGAAATCACGTACATCGCTGGAGAACATCCGTGGCAGGTTGCGTGACGGTTATAGCGTTGAGGATCTGAAACGGGTCATCGACCTGAAGCATGAGCACTGGCGCGACAATATCAAAATGTATCAGTACATGCGGCCTGAGACGCTGTTCACCCCTGGCAAATTCAGTGGGTACATGTCGAGTGCTACCGCCTGGGATAAAAAGGGCAGGCCACCCCGTGAGACATGGGACCTGGAACGGGGGCGAGATATCAACGCGATTAGCCGCCCTGATACAACGATTCCAGCGGGGTTTCGGGGATGAGATACGGATCAGTTTGCAGTGGCATTGAAACCGCCACCGATATCGTGGCCATTCTCTGAGGGGGAACCGTGGAAGAACGTAAACCACTGACTGACCGGCAGCAGCAGGTGCTTAATGCGCTGGTGGATTTTCACAACATGCACGGCTACCCGCCGACGTATACCGAGCTTGCGTCGCTGATTGGCGTCGCGTCTGGCAATGCTGCTTTTGAACACCTACGCGCCCTGGTGAAAAAAGGCTACATCACGATCGCCAGCGGCACCGCGCGTGGCATCAAAGTTATCGGCGTAAACGACACGCTGGCGCTCGATGAAGCCGAACAAGTGATCCGGGCGCTCCTGGAGGGCGAGGAAAGCTCGGCTGATCTGGCTCAGGAATGGCTGAAACGCAGAGGGTCCGCGGCATGAAGCTGAAATTACCTTTCCCGCCCAGCGTGAACACCTACTGGCGCGCCCCGAATAAGGGACCGCTGAAAGGCCGCCACCTCATCAGCGCAGCCGGGCGCAAGTACCAGAGCGAGGCCTGCGCGGCAATTATCGAACAGTTGCGCCGCCTGCCGAAGCCATCCAGCGAACCAGCCTCGGTGGAAGTCATTCTCTACCCGCCGGATGTGCGCCGTCGTGATATCGATAACTACAACAAGGCGCTGTTTGACGCGCTGACGCATGCCGGAGTGTGGGAGGACGACAGCCAGGTTAAACGCCTGTTGGTGGAGTGGGGACCGGTACAGCAGGGCGGCATGGTGGAGATCACGATCAGCAGGTTTGAACCAACAGCGGTTGCAGCCGCTTAAAGGAGATACGCATGCAACAGATGAACGCAACACCAGCTTTCACCCCTGCGCCATTTATGCCGGGGCAGGAACTGACAATGAGCAGCCAGGAGATTGCCGATCTGGTTCAGTCACGGCATGACAAAGTGAAGCAGTCGATTGAAAGGCTTGCCGCAAAGGGCACAATCCAACTCCCCCCAATGGGGGAAGTTAGAAATCACCTCGGGCAGGCGGTCGCTGTGTATCTGGTAGGGAAGCGCGATAGCTATGTGGTGGTGGCTCAGTTGTCGCCAGAGTTTACCGCCCGCCTGGTGGATCGCTGGCAGGAACTGGAAAGCCAGCAGGCAATGCAGGTGCCGAAGTCATTACCTGAAGCTCTGCGCCTCGCCGCTGATCTGGCTGAACAGCAACAACAGCTTAAATATGAGCTGGCCGCCGCCGCGCCAAAGGTAGAGTTTGTGGATCGTTACTGCACCGCGAATGGCTCGATGTCATTCCGGCAGGTGGCAAAGCTGCTTAACGCCAAAGAGCCAGATTTTCGATGCTTCCTGCTGGATAACGACATTCTGTATCGCCTTGGCGGCACGCTGACACCGCGCCACCGTCATATCGCTCTTGGTCGGTTCGAAGTGAAAACCGGTACCAGCAGCGAAAACAATCATGCATTCAGCCAGGCACGATTCACGGCAAAAGGTGTGCAGTGGATTGGCGGTCTATGGGCGGCGCATATCGCGAAGGAGGGCGCAGAGTGAGGGCGTTGTTAAACCCCGTCGTGGTAACTGAGCTTGGCCTCGTCATGTTCCGGCCTGGCACCAACCTCCTGCCGCATTTTCGCCGCGGGCGAATGCTTCTGGAAAACGAACCCGAGCGCCTGTCGGGTATGCCGAACGGTGAACTGCCACCAGCAGAGCAGCCGCTGGCGGAAGATCCGGCACTGGCTGGTGTCTTTGAAAATGAAGCGGTGTTGCGCCGTGCTGGTGGCATTAACGGTCTGGAAAGCTGGCTTGAGTCCGGTACCGGTTGCCAGTGGCCACACGAAAGCTGGCACGCAGAGAACATGACTACCATGCGCCACGCGCCTGGCGCGATCCGGTTGTGCTGGCATTGTGACAACATCCTTCGGGAGCACAGCACCGAGCAACTGGCGGGTATTGCCCGCGCAAATTGCGCTGCATACATCCTCACGACCGCCCGCCGTGAGCTTGGCTTCGACGACTCCCATTCACTGACGCTGCCGGAATTCTGCTGGTGGCTGGCGCGTTATGGCCTCGCCGACGTGTTGCCGGAGGAAGCCGCCCGGCAGGTTCTCCTTATGCCTAAGCCGGTCATTAAGTCGGTAACGCGTGAGCTTGACCTGGTGCCCGGTATGCCGCAGGCGCGGGAAATTGTAGAGGAAGTGGCTAAGCAGGTTCTGGCGCTGCGTATTGATCCGGAGACGCCGGAATCCTTCATGCTGCGTCCTAAGCGCCGCCGCTGGGAAAACGAGAAGTACACCCGCTGGGTTAAAGCACAGCAATGTATGTGCTGCAACAACCCGGCAGACGATCCCCACCACCTGATCGGCCATGGTAATGGTGGAATGGGTACCAAGGCGCACGACCTGTTTGTGATCCCGCTTTGCAGAGCGCATCACGACGCGTTGCACGCTGACACCGTGGCATTTGAAGAAAAATATGGCAGCCAGCTTGTGCTGCTGTTTCGTTTTTTAGATCGCGCGCTGGCCATCGGCGTGCTGGCGTAAAGTGGAGACGCTATGAACCTCGAATCATTACCTAAATTCTATTCGCCAAAGTCGCAGAAATATAACGACGAGACACCAGCTACGGGCGGTGTCGCACTGACCATTACCGATGTAATGGCGGCTCAGGGCATGGTGCAGTCAAAAGCATCGCTTGGCTTTAACCTCTTTCTGGCAAAGATGGGTATTCAGGATCCGGCACCGGCCTTAGATGGACTGATGAACTATGCGCTGGCGCTCAAAAATCCGGTACTGATGAAACTCAGCGAGAAAGCCCGCCTCGACATTCTGCCGGTGCTGGTGCAATTCGCCTATGCCGATTATTCCCGATCTGCGGCCAGTAAAGCGCGGTGCCCGCATTGCAACGGCCTTGGCGTGTTGCATGTCATGCGCGATGTGGTCAAGCACCCCGGCGTTAAAGGCGTGGAGGCAACGGTCAGGTATGAAGAGGTGGAAGAGATCTGCCATCACTGCGGCGGTAAAGGAGAGGTAAGAACAGCGTGCCGTGGCTGCAAAGGAAAGGGTGAAGTGCTCGATGAAAAGCGCACAAAGCTGCACGGCGTGCCGGTCAATAAGGTTTGCGGTCGCTGTAACGGCAATCGCTACAGCCGCGTACCTACAACGCTTGCCCGCGCACTGGTCAAAAAGGTTGTGCCAGACCTGACGAATTACGAATGGTATAGCGGTTATGCCGATGTGATTAACGCGCTGGTAACTAAATGCTGGCTTGAAGAGGCAAATGCAGAGATGCATTTAAGAAAAGTGACACGTTAGCCACATTTTCGCGGATTATAGCTTCACGATGCTTGCAATATTTAAAAAAACTGGTTAGGATTTCCCCAACGATGGGCGTTGTGTGTTCAGCGTTAAAAACCCGCTTCTCTGCGGGTTTTTTTATTCTCATCAAGTTTATTCCTTAAATGAAAGCGTAAATTGTCCCTGTGGGCTTGATGAGCCTTCACTTATATAGGGGATAAAAATGCATTTTCTTAACGGGATGAATGGATTGTTTCATTTTACAGATGCAACAACACCAAGTGTCATGAGTAATAACGTTGCAAGGATCGCAAAAAAAATTAACCCTGTAGGCGCATTTTCTGCGAATTATTATCGCTATACACAGCCAGCAGATTTCGCACCATTTGAGCAGGAATGTTATTACAACGTTGCAAAGATGATTAAATTACATGGCGGAGAACCTATTTATGGGTGGGTTCTTTGGGAAAGCGCCAACATGATTGAGGGCGAAGCTCATTGCTTATACAAAAGCCCAGAAGGTGAGATTTTAGATATTACGCCAAGAGTGTCTGGCGAAGAAAAGATTCTTTTTTTAGAAGATCCTAGCTTCAAAGTTTCACTTAAAAGAGTAGGTGAAAACAAATTTAAGATGGTTCAACGTAGCAATCCACAACTGGATATTGCTTCAGATAGTTTTTTCCCATCAAAAGAAGTGGATCTTGAATTCGATCAGAGTGAAATTCGTGTAATAAGGTTAAGTGAATACGAGGATAGTTTTTTATTCTCTTAATTTTATTAAGTGCGTTAAATAGCTATTTTGGCTCGCTTACGGGCCATTTTTATTTCTGGCTGCCAATAGGCAGCCTTTTTTATTCCCCTCATCCTGAGAGGACTCACAGCATATACGAGGGGGCTAAATGTCCGAACCTGTTTCCGGTTCCGCTGCGGCGGCAAGCGCTTTAACCGGTGCCAGTTTGTATGGCTTGTTAACTGGCACCGATTACGGCGTTGTGTTCGGTGCGTTTGCTGGTGCCGTGTTCTATGTCGCCACCGCTGCCGATCTGACGATTCTCCGCCGTTCTGCCTACTTCATCGTTTCTTACTTCGCCGGCGTGTACGGCTCCGGGCTGGTGGGTTCAATGCTGGCGAGCATCACCCATTACAGTGATAAACCGCTTGATGCGCTCGGCGCGGTTTTGCTTTCCGCGGTGGCGATTAAGACGCTCACCTTCTTTAGCGAACAGGATCCCCTGTCGCTGCTGCAAAGGTGGCGGGGAGGGACAAATGGTAACAAGTGATCCGCTGGTACTGACCAACGTGGTGACCAGTACCGCTATCGTTCTGCGGCTGATGATGTTTCGTAAGCCAGGCGGGCGACACAACTGGTGGGCGTCATGGCTGGCTTATCTGATCATCCTGGCTTATGCCACGGTGCCATTCCGTTTCATGTTCAATTTCTATTTCCATGCCCATTGGGCGACCGTGCTGATGAATCTCATCATCTGCGCTGCTGTATTCGCGGCGCGCGGTAACGTAGCCAGGATTTTTCACGTACTGAGGCCAGAATAATGCAGATCAGCGATAAGGGCATTGCGCTCATCAAACAGTTTGAAGGTCTGCGGCTGACGGCATATCAGGACAGCGTTGGCGTATGGACGATCGGCTATGGCTGGACGCAGCCGGTGGACGGGAAACCTATCCGCGCCAGGATGACCATCAAAGAAGAAACGGCAGAACGCCTGCTGCGAACCGGTCTTGTTGGCTACGAGAGCGACGTATCGAAGCTGGTTAAAGTAAAACTGACACAGGGCCAGTTCGATGCGCTGGTTTCCTTCGCCTACAACCTTGGCGCCCGGGCGCTTTCCACATCAACGCTGCTGAAAAAGCTAAATGCTGGTGATTACCGCGGAGCCGCCGATGAGTTCTTACGCTGGAACAAAGCTGGCGGGCAGGTGCTGGCTGGTCTTACCCGTCGCCGTGAGGCAGAGCGTGCGTTATTCCTGGATGGTGCGTGATGAACCGCATAACTGCTATTGCATCAATTGCGGCGGTAGTCGTTATTGCCGTTCTGGCTGCGCTGCTGGCGTTTGCAAAAGCTGACCTGTCCAATGCAGAAAGCGATAACCGCGTGCTGAAGAGTGACAACGCGCTGCAGGGGCAGGTGATTGCCACGCAGGCATTCAACGTGAACCGGTTTAACCAGGTGGCGCAACTTGCTGCCAGTGCTAACGCCGTGGTAGCCGGTGATGCCGAAAAAACCGTTATTGAATACCGGGAGATTCTTCGTCGTGAGAAAACCTGTGATCTGCCTGTTCCTGCTGACGTTGCTCGCGGGCTGCTCGAATACGCGTACCGTTTACATTCCAGCGCAATGCACGCCGATTCCGGCCAGCCTGACACAGCCGATGGTAGTGCCGTTGCCACCAGCGGGCTGACATATTGTCAGGCCGTGCTGTGGATTCGGCCGCTTCTTGCAACTATCGAGCAGGGTAATAACAACTTTGCCGGCATCAGAGATATTGAGAGCAGTCGCCAGGCTAAATAACCGAAAAGCGAACCGCCATGACCTCATGTCAGGCGGACATGTGCTGTCAGTAAAGCCCGCAGTGGTCATTTAAAGGTCTTTGTTACACCCAAAAGTGGGTGGGGAGGCGTAATCAATTCCATCCATTCTGAAGAACAAAATGGTTTTACTTTCTCGATGGAAACAAAATGCCCTTTATCGTGGTTCGCTATGTAGCCATCTATGACGGGCGTAAGCATGTGTCCAACTTTTATTTCCTGGTTCGATTTAACCCAGACAATGAAAGTTAG